CTATTCGTCAGTATATTAAAAACAATGCTGTCGTTCGTTTAGATAATTATACTGTAAAGTCAAATTATTATAAAGAAGATGGTGGTCTTCAAACAATTCGTACCAAAGAATACGTTCATGAATCTATCAAAAAAATTGCAGAAATGTATCCTGATCTCTGCACAATGTATATTCGTGAAACAACTGGTATGGCTGAGTTGCGTTTAAAAGATACACGTGTTATTGGAAATAATTTAGAAGCATTTTTTTAGGAGATTATTATGCCGATGCCTGAAGATTATTATGTTGAAAACGGTAAAAGTGCAGACTTAATATATGATGAGTCTGGAACTTTGATCGGATTTGCGAAAATGAAAAAACCTTTGAAAGAAATTTCTAAAAAAGAAAAAATTGACTATAAATATGCTGAAGATCAAATTATTGCTGACTTCAAAGCCTATATAGATAAAACGTATGGGCAGCATTATCAAACAGAAAACAATGTCCAATGTTTTGATGCTTGGATTGCTCTCGATGATGCAACTCCTACTTTCCGTAACACAGGTATCAAGTATCTATGGCGTTACGGTAAAAAGAACGGTAATAATAAAGATGATTTGTGGAAGGTGTTACATTACACAATAATGTGTTTGTATAATGATCATTATCGTGGTAAGTAGTAAGCTCTTCTTGCCGCCGCTCTCTTAGCAATATGTTCTAGGGATTGTTTTTTTTCCTTTTCTCGTATTGCTCATTTTTCTTTTGGTTTCTTCTGTATGAAGAATACCTTTATGAGATTCGCTAAGTTTTTTCTTGGTTTCTATAGATGCTTTAGAACCAAGTTTACTTTTCGAAATTTTATCGCAATGTTCTATTGTTCTAATAAGACCAATAGAACCTTCACCGCCGTCTGTTCTGTTTAAAAGTATACCAGTATTATTATCTTTACGGCCATACCATCTAATATATCTACGCTCTAATGCTAATGCGCCGATTTCTGATAGGTTTGATTCTAATATTATAATTTTGGTTTTATCTTTTGGTACAGGCACTCGACTGTGTTTTTCCCAGGCTCGGTAGTTTTTACCTTTGCCGATATAATAAGGAGTTTTATTATTTGGGCGAATATACGCATAAACGTAATATAAATACATGGCTGGTATCTCCTAAACAGATATTAGAGCTAATGGATGCTTCGAACATCGCGATTAGCAATACTATTTATACAATTGTTTCTTTATAAGAAAGGCGATTAAAACATGGAAATTAATGTTCCTATTGAAAAACTTCGTGAAGGTAAACTTTTTGTTGCTACACCAATGTATGGTGGTGCTTGTGCTGGTATGTTTGCGAAGTCAACTGCTGATCTTTCAGCTCTCTGCACTCAGTACGGTATTCCTTTACAATTTTATTATTTGTTTAATGAATCATTGATTACTCGTGCGCGTAACTACTGTGTTGATGAGTTCATGCGTTCTGGCGCTGATCATCTTATGTTTATCGACTCAGACATTGGCTTTAATCCTCAAGATGTTATTGCATTGATGGCTCTTCAACAGCAAGAGCCAGATAAGTATGACATCATTGGTGGTCCATATCCTAAGAAGTGCATCAGCTGGGAAAAGATTAAGCTCGCAGTTGATAAGGGTATCGCTGACGATAACCCAAATGTTCTTGAGAACTTTGTTGGTGACTACGTCTTCAATCCTAAAGGTGGTACAGGTTCTATTCCAATCAATGAACCAGTTGAAGTTCTTGAAATTGGTACTGGCTTTATGATGATTACTCGTAAGGCATTAGAGAAGTTTACTGAAACATATCCACAATATTTCTACAAGCCTGATCACGTTCGTACTGAACATTTTGATGGTACACGTGAGATCATGATGTACTTCCAAGCAGAAGTTGATCCAGTGTCAAAGCGTTATCTGTCGGAAGATTATTGGTTCTGTCAAAAAGCACAGCAAGCTAACTTGCGTACTTGGTTCTGCCCATGGATGCGTATGCAACATGTCGGTTCATACATCTTCGGTGGTTCGTTGGCAGATCTAGCATCAATTGGTGCAGCAGCAACTGCTGATCCTAATGCTCTCAAAAAGAAGAAGTGAGGTAATATAATATGATGATTCAATTGACACACCCAGAACCAAATTATGAGTTGTGGGTGGATGCTATGGATATTGTTGTGATGGAACGATATACTAAACCAAAGACTATCCTCATCACAGCAAATGATGACAGACCTAATGTCACAGCATTAGTTCTTAAGTCTGGTAAAATTATGTCTTGTATGGAAACTCCATCTGAAATTATGGCAATTGTGAAAGGACAAATATAATGAAACTCAGTGAAAAGACAGTTGATGTATTGAAGAATTTTTCTGCTATCAATCCTTCAATCATTGTAAAGGAAGGTAGTGTTCTTGCTACTATTTCTAATGCTAAAACAATTATTGCTCGTGCGAAAGTGCCTGATAATTTTAACAGCCGTTTCTCTCTGCATAACTTGACTCAACTTATTGGTCAGCTTTCTTCGATTGAAAATGCTGTTATTGCTTTCAATGATAAATCTCTTCGTATTCAAGGCGATTCGCCATCAGAGTATGCTGAGATTGTTTATGCTGATGAAGCAAGTATTCGTGTTCCACCTGATCGCTATGCGAATGGTGAGTTCAAGCTTCCTAGTGTTGATGCAACCTGTTCTTTTACTGCTAATCAGTTTAAGACAATTCAACGACAGCTTGGTTTGTTGACCTTGCCTGAAGTTGCTTTTGTTGGCGACGGATCTAAGATTTATATGCAAGCAATTGATTCTAAGAATGTAACATCTAACAAATATTCTATCGAAGTTGGAACAACTACAAAAACTTTCTGTTCAATTTTCAAGGCAGAAAATCTTAAGATTGTTCCTGGCGATTACAAAGTTGATATTAGCTCAAAGGGCATTTCGCACTTTATCGGAGCTGATATTGAATATTGGATTGCTGTTGAAACTAACTCTACGTATAATTAATACTTTACTTTTGACTAGGGAGGAGTTATTATAATTCCTCCCACTTTTATATTATGGAGTATGTGAATGGAACAATTTTTATGGGTAGAGAAATATCGCCCAAAAACTGTTGATGAAGCAGTTCTTCCTGCAGATATTAAAGCAGTGTTTCAACAGTTCGTAGATCAAAAACAAATTCCAAATCTTATTTTATCTGGTTCGGCGGGTGTTGGTAAAACAACAATCGCTCGAGCTATGTTAGAGCAACTTGATTGCGATTATATTGTTATCAATGGTTCGATGAATGGTAACATTGATACACTTAGAAATGAAATTCTCAGTTTTGCTTCTACAGTATCTTTGATGGGTGGGCGTAAGTATGTTATCCTTGATGAGGCAGATTATCTTAATGCCAATTCAACTCAACCAGCTCTTCGTAACTTTATGGAAGAGTATTCAAAAAATTGTGGTTTTATTTTAACTTGTAACTTTAAAAATCGTATTATTGAGCCACTACATTCTCGTTGTTCTGTTATCGATTTCAAAATAAACAAAAAAGATACTGCTAAACTCGCTGGTCAATTCTTCAAGCGAGTTCAAATGATCTTGAGAGAAGAAGATATAAAATTTGATGCAGCAGTAGTTGCTGAAGTTGTTAAGAAACATTTCCCAGATTGGCGACGTGTTTTGAACGAACTGCAGCGTTACTCAGCCACAGGTTCAATTGATTCAGGTATTCTTGCTAACATTCAAGAAATATCAATTAAAGATCTTGTGGGTATGTTAAAGGATAAAAACTTTACAGCTGTTCGTAAATGGGTTGTTGATAATTTAGATCAAGATCAACATTCTATCTTTCGTAAAATCTATGATGAATCTTCTGAAATTATGACACCGATTAGTGTTGCTCAGCTTGTTCTCATTATTGCTAAATATCAATACCAAGCAGCATTCGCAGCTAGTGCTGAGATTAATCTTGTTGCTTGTTTAGTTGAAATAATGATGGAATGTGAATTTCAATGACACCATTTGATATTATAGATGACATAACTCTGAATAAAAAGGGTATCATTAATGATGTAGTGTCAGAAGAACAGTATGATGCTTTCATGGTTAATAAAGGTCTTTCACAATTTAAAGATACATGTTTGTATGCTCAACAGATGAATATCAATTATCATCTGGATAAGAAACTACAATTTGATTATCTTTTTTATTCTATCAGAAAAAGTAAGCGTCGCACAAAGTGGAACAAAAAACAGAAAGATGATGATATAGAAGCTATTAAATCATATTACAACTATGGTTACAGAAAAGCAGAAGAAGCATTGTCTATTCTATCAAAAGATCAAATCGCTTACATAAAAGAAAAGAACAAGGATTTGCAATGGATGAAGAAGTAAAATCCTACGAGAATTTTTTCCCAGAAGAAATGTTTAAAAAATTCATTGAACAATATAAAAATGTTCCAATGAGATATGGCTGGATGGCCAACAATAAAACAGATCCACATGGTCACTGGAATTTTAGCATCTACAATTCTGGTGGGCATAATTTGGCAGACATTACTGATAAAATTGGTAATGGTGTTGTTAAAGAAATGTGGGATTATTTCAAAGAAAAAATTGGTGAAGATTTAATTCTTTTACGTTGTTATATCAATGGACATACGTATGGAGTTGATGGTTATCTTCACACAGACAGTGATCGTGAAGATGAAACAACAACTGTTTTATACATGAATGAAGAATGGTTTCCTAATTGGGCTGGTGAAACTATTTTCATGGATAGAAAAAAAACAAAAATAATTGAATCAGTTTTGCCAAAAGCAAATTGTCTTGTTGTATTTCCTTCAAACCTTCCTCATTGCGCACGTGGTGTTTCTCGTAAATGTTATGCTTTGCGCCAAACATTTATGTTTAAGGCAAGAAAAAGAAGAACACCTACTTTTGAAAAAATAAGTTCGTTTTTGAAAGAGCATGGCGCTACAAATATAACACATAAAACAGGTTCATTACACGATCATCTTGTTCGTGTTTATCAAATACTTGAGGATAAAAATTTCCCTGAACATGTTTGTTTGGGTGCTGGTCTACACTCAGTATTTGGTACAAGTATTTTCACCAATGTTCTTATTGATGATAGCAAAGCAGATATAGTCAAAGAAACATTTGGTGACAA